AGCAAATGCAACTCATTATTTACCAATTATAAAGCCTGATTTGCCGACTATCTAGGGCGGTTATCCCTAACGTTACAGCTTTGCGAGGTTGGGATTAAACCAGCCAAATCATTAAATTAATAAACCAACATTATGACACAAAAAAAACATTCCGATAAAACAGAAACCCAATCTTGCAAAACTGGTGTTAATGGTAGTGCGGATTTTGTAGCAGTTTCTCTTTTTGATGGAATGAGTTGCTTACAATTAGCTTTAAATAAAATCGATAAAATACCAACAAAATATTTTGCAAGTGAAGTTGATAAATATGCAATGCAAGTTACAATGGCAAACTTTCCAAACACTATGCAAATTGGCGATGTAAGAAACGTAAAAGGTTCAGATATAGGTTTTGCTCATTTATTAGCTGGTGGTTCGCCTTGTCAAAGTTTTTCATTCGCTGGAAAACGAAAAGGAATGAGTACAAAAGATAATATTGAGATTCTAACTTTAAATCATTACCTGGAGTTGAAAAACCAAAACTTTGAATTTGAAGGACAATCTTATTTGTTTTGGGAATATATGCGAATTTTAGAAGAATTGCGAGTTATCAATCCAAACATTAAGTTTCTACTTGAAAATGTAGTAATGGGCGAAAAGTGGCAAAAGATACTAACGAGAGCAATCGGAATAAACCCAATACAGATAAATTCTGCTTTAGTTTGCGCTCAAAATAGAAATCGGTTGTATTGGACTAACATTGCTGCTGAACCTGATGGACTTTTTGGAGATTTAGTTTGCAAAATTCCACAACCAAAAGACAAAGGAATTTTATTGAAAGATATTTTAGAAACTGATGTTGCTGATAAATATTTTTTGAGTGACAAAATGTTAGATTATTTGAACAGCCGAAAGCATAGGTTATGTGCTTTGAATTCTTTTTATAAAATTACAGTTGGAATGCCATCAAAGATCCAAAAGATTCCATATCCAAAAAGCGAAAAGAAGTTGCCAATAGTTTTAAGCCAAAGTGAGGTTCAAAAAATGTTTTCTGTTTGTGAAAATTTAAAGCATAAATTGATTTTGGCTTTATTATATTCTTGTGGTTTAAGAGTTTCAGAATTGATAAATCTTAAATGGTCTAACATTGACAGAAGTAGAATGGTAATTAATATTATTGGAGGCAAAGGAAATAAAGATAGACAAGTAATGTTGGATAGTTCTTTAATTCCATTATTAGAAAAATACTTCTTTGAATATAAAACTAAAACTTATATTTTAGGGGGTCAATTTTCAGATCAATATAGTGCAAAAAGCGTAGGACAAGTAATGAAACAGTTAGCGTCAAAAGCAGGAATTAACAAAAGAGTTTATACTCATTTAATGCGTCATAATTGTTTCACGCACATGGTTGAGAACGGAACGGACATTAATTTGATTCAGAAATTAGCGGGCCATTCGAATGTAAAAACAACTTTGTTTTACACACATATTTCTCATAATTTAATAAGCAAAATACAATCTCCCCTTGCTTCAATATCCATGTAATTATGAAACAACTAAAAGATCTACAAAGTTGGATTGTGGCTTACGAAAAAGCAAACGATAGGGAGCCAACAATCAAAGAAATTAAGTTCAAAATAAAAGAACTTATTGGTCAAGAGTCAAAAACAAAATCTTCATCAAAAATGTATTTTAGAGATTGTATTTGGAGTGATTACAAAGCTTTAAGAGATAGCTTGATAAAAGATGTTGATTTTGTAAAAGAATTCAAGGGTGTTGATTTGAAAGCTTATATAGATGATGCATTAGTATGGTCCGAAAAAGGAAATATGACTACTGAAAATGGTTGGAAGTTGACTCTTAGAAAATGGATGCGTACCGCCAAAAAAGAAGGGAAGTTGATTATGCTTCCTGATAATGCAAAACCAAAAGGTCATATTAATTACTAATAAATAAAAAATGAAAGAAGGATTTGAAATATTAGATCATAATAATTCTAGGGAAAGTTTATTAAATTATCGAGAAAATGGAGCAATTCGAGGCAAATTTTTAGGGTTCCCTTTTTTAGATGAGCATTATACAATTGCATTGCCTGGTTGCACTGATATAACAGGATTTCCTTCTTCAGGAAAATCTGAGTTTTGGTTAGAACTTTTGCTTAACACTTCTTTGTTTTATGGATGGAAACATTTAATGTATGTTCCTGATGTTGGTGATAAAAATGAAGTTTTGGCAATATTAATTCATAAGGTTTCTGGAAAAACATTTGACAAGCGATATATTAATTCTAATTATATTTCAGAACAAGAAGTTGATAAGCATTTAAATTGGGTTTTACATCATTTCAGAATACTTACTAAGACAGATATGAAAGCAAAAATAAGTCCTTATGAATTTTGGGATATTGCAGCCAAAATGAATTATGAAGCCGAAGGAGGAATTCAAACTGCAACAATAGATTCTTGGAAAGATATGAAACACGGAATAGGAATGGATGGAGAAAGTTTTGGCCGAGATGATAAATATTTAGAAGATGTTTTAAGTTATCGAAACGCAATGGCAGAGCTTCATAAAATGCATTTTGCAACTGTAATACATCCTGTAAAAACAGAGTCAGATAAAGATGGTCAAAGAAAACCTCCTACTCCATACGATCTTAAAGGTGGAAGTGAGTGGTATAATTCAGGAAAATGTATGATTACAGTTCATAGGCAAAGCGGACATCCGAATGCAGTTGATATTATGATTACTAAAGCAAAACCGAAAAGCGTTGCTAGTATTGGAAAAGTATCTATGTTTTTTGATAGGTATTTAGCAAAATTTTATTGGGAAGATGTTGGAGAAAAAATTTATGCTAATGAAAAAAAAATAAAACCTAAAGCTCTTTTGGTTCACCAAGAAATTATAGATGAATTTGATGATGATAATGATATGCCATTTTAAAATCAAACAAAAATGACAAAAGAACAACTAGAAAATGAAAAGAAAAGTTTTGTTGAGGTTGAGTTAGAGCAACTAAAGCTTCATCGGATGATTTGGGAAAAAGAGAGAAAAACATTTGAAAGTATTGATGCTATTTCCTATATTTCCAAATGCAAGAACAATGACGATATTCAGGTGCTTATGGAAAAGATAACTGAGTGGGTTACATTGACCAAGGACAATCCTGAAAAAAATGCAGTTTATGTTGATTTGCTGAAGTGTATTTATCGAATTTATTCATACTGCTTCAATATTGAAACAACAGTTGGTCAAGCAGGGGTTATGATGCATACTTCTGAAACGGTGCTTAAAAACACGGTTTCAGCACACAACAAGGAGAAAATGCAATATGTTTTAAAGATTAATAAACTTGAAAAAGAACTAGAAATTGCAAAAAAAGAAATCGAATTCATCACAAAGAACAGCCGATCCTGAAAAAATTTATTTTGTTTTAAAATGCAATGTAAAAATTTATCCGGTAAACATTAGGGGTATGTGGTATATTGAATCAAACAACAACAATATTATTACTACATTTGATAAGCCAATTCAGCAAAAAGAATTAAATAATGCATTGGCGCAGACAATAGATTGGTATTATAAAAAATTAAAAAAAAGAACGTAAATAATGGGAAAAGTAGAATTCGCAATAGCGGTAAAAGAGACACAGACATTTAAAAGTTTTCCAAACTACAAAAAAAATGTTTTTAAAAATTGGAATTACACAACGCAATTACACAACAGGTATTTGCAAGCGGTAAACCACGGAATTGAGAATATAAAAAATAATCCATCCGTAACTGTTAGTGAAGTTAGGATAATTGAAGATGTTTTAAAAATGCAAGCCAATGGTTAATATTAATAGAATTACAGAAGAACAAAAGTTTTTTAGGTTAGATCCTTATACCTTAAACAAGAACTTAATTTTTTGGCTTACAAAGAGTAATTGTGTTACTTGGGATTTAAAAAGAGCCAATAAAGAGTATGATGCTTTACGAGAGGAATACGATCACGCAACAGCTTTCGAAAAATTGAAGAAAAAAATGTTCGACCAAGGACTAAAATAAATTAAAAATTATGTGTAACAATATTTCAAATAAAGGGAAATGTTTATATCAAATGATTTCAAAATACATAGGTATTTGTTGTTTTTGTAGTCACAGAATTGATTTTAGGAAAAGAAATAAAAAAAATAACAAAACCTACAAAAATGAATGATTT